GGGGACAATAAATTATCCCCGCCGCATACTGCAGGTTTTTAAATGCAGAGATCCTAACCAAGATCTACCTTAATGACCCTTAAGAGGCCCTAGATAGTCAGAAACGAGTTCTGATGCTTTAGTATAACAGGATTCGGAGTATAACTCCTTTCTAAAAAACCACCCAATGGTGGGAAAAAATGTTTGTGATTTGATATGAGGCTCACAACACCGGGTTTGTCATTTGATATAAGGCTGACAAAACCTACCAGCTCTGTACAAAGGCGACAGCACCCGCAAAAACGGGGTCCACCAATGGGCAGGAGCCAGTCCACATTCCACAAGAGTAGTCATCTCCCGCCTGTTTTGTCTCCCAAACAAGTTGGTCGACTGTGGCATTCGGAAACCAAACCTTTCTAAAAGTGTCAGGTCGGAACTGAATGAGCGGGACATTACCATCATTATCTACGGCAAGTGGAAACATAGCAAATTTGCTATAATGTGGTACAGATATTTCCGGATTTGGATACACCTTACTACCTGATGGGATAGTCGGTGTAAAAGTGTCTTTCCGGTTATCTGACTGAGGATAAATCAACGAAACGATATCGGCATGGTAGGCAGTGCCATTAAATATGGCAACCTTGGTGATTCCAGGCGAATCGACATTCGAGGCGTAATAACGATACCTATAAGCTCCTCTACTATAGGCATAGCAGTTCTGCGTGACTGATAAATACGTAGTGTCCTGAGGCTCCCAAGCCGATGTGGTTGAATTATAGAGACATAAAACATTGTCATGACATATGCTCTGATAAATTGTATCACCACTAGCGGCCGCGATAAAAATTCGCGCTGATGGAGTAGCTCTTTTCACAAGCTGACGAAATGAATTAACAAACTCGCCAACACAGAAACGCGCTGCAGACAGATTTTGTTCAGTGTTCAGTGCGGCACTGCCTACGGCCGCCTGAGTGTTTGAGGCTTGTTCTGATTGATCTTGTTGTCCGATATCGGCCTCTCCAGCCTGCGGCACCCAAACGGTGTCCGCGGCTTGCGATGTTCCGGACGTCTTGTACAGGTAAGGTACTAAGCAATTGTTGTTTGGTACGGCAAACTGAAAGTCTGAACCACAAGAAACCTCCAAAATAATTGGGATTGATGTGGCAACTGTGTCTGGATGTGTCAATTCGTTGATAACGTTGATTGTCATATATCCATAGTTGTTTGCG